TGCCACGAACAGATAGAGGACGAGGACAGCAGCTCCGCAAAGCCGCTTGGTCGCGTCATCCACCTGGGATACCCAGCGCCTGTGCTAGCGCATGCTGCAGCTGCCAGCGCAGCCCGTTGGCGATGTAGGGGTCCGGGAAGTAGAGGAGCTTGCCTTCTGCGTCCAAGCCGCGAATGAGCACGTGAAGGTGCAGAAAGCGCTTGGTATGGATGAACGCCGCCCAGCGCAGTGTCCCGCCAGCGTCCTCCCCTACCCGGCGCATCCAGTCGAACGTCACGTCACGCAGGCGCTCGGGGCCGCCGCTGCACTTGAGCATGAACAGCTTGCTAGCGGTGACATGGTAGACGCGCGGTTCCTCGTCCGAGATCGGCCGGAGCTCGTCTGGGCCAAACATCTCCCACCTGGGCTCGAGCACAACATGCTCGCGCTCGAGGAAGTGCTTTTTGACCGCCAGAGACTGCGCCCAGGCAAGGTGGCGAGACAGGAACACCGTCTCGATCTGGGCATACGGCGCCCCCTCGGGCGGCCTGTCCGGCATCCGCACGACGCGGTCCGATCCGGGCGGCCTGTAGGGCTCCTCGTCCTCAAATCGCAAATCCCATGGCTTGACGACCCTCTCCAGCCTGTACAGCGCCTCGCCTACGGGCGTTCGCTGCAAGCGCCGGGAACGAAGGGTCGCCAAAGCCGATGACTCGACCTTGGTCATTTTTAGCGTGTCTCCTTTAGCGGCGGCCAAGCAATGTTTTGCTAGGCTGCCGCTGTGGAGACTGCCCCAGAGACGGTCCCTCTGCAAGCTGAACTGAATTGGTGCCTCGCGTCGGGGCGTCCCTTCATTCGCTGCGGCTTCTACGACGTGCTCATCGAGCATCGCCCGGACGGCTGCGTCGAACTTGAGATGCATTGGAGCGCGCGCGGTGCTCCGGAAAAAATGAACAGAGCGCACCGCGTTCTGCCCGCCAGATGGCGGCAATATGAGCCGCTTTTCATCGCACATCTCGCCGCAGAGCTGCTCTCACGTGCAATCGAGTTGCAATACGAGGGATGATTGCGGCGTTACCAAACTATTGGTAGGATGCGCGCTCGGAGGACATTATGGCTGGCAAAGAATCATGGCATATGGACCGCATCGCATCGCGCAGAGCCATACCGAAAGAGCGCAAGTTGCATCCGAACACGGTCGGCGAGCGGATGGACTCATCGATCGGCGGAAACCGCACGGGGGCCTATCACCGAAGCATTTGGATCGGACCCGGCGAAGTGTCGTGCTGCTCGGCGTGCGGCTATCACGTGTGCAGCTGCCCGAAGGCCGAACTGCCAAGTCCGCCCGTCATCCGGAACCGCGCCGTGCAAGCGGCTGAGAGAGCGCGGCTCAGCGAGTTTGAGGCATTCATAGGGAGGCCGGCTTCGTTCGACGCGCCTTGGATCAAGCTCGACACGCAATGCGGTCTCTGCGCCCACTCGCACCAAAAGATCTGCGTCTGCGGTCGACCAACCGGCCGCTAATGCTCGTACAGGTTACGGGCAAAGATTAGAACGAGAACCGGCTCCATCCACTTTTGCGCCGGACTCGTTTTCAGGGATGGGCGCTGTGAAGAGGCAGCGCCCATCCCTCTTCGTTACGACTTCATAGCACTAAGCGCGCGCTCCACATCGAGCTGATGCAACTCGGCGAGTGTCAGGCCGGTAGAGTCTCCGCGTGTCGCCGAGTTCGAGCCAGCGATCTCCGCAAAGCGCTCCTCGCCGAACTTCTGCATCGCGAGAAGACCCGCGCTCAAATCCGATGCTGCCATGGGATTCGGCGCTTCACCTGCCGGCGCCAAGATCTCGCGGATCTTCTCAGGCGAAAGATGCCCAGCTTTCTTCAGTTCTTCGAGCAAGCGCATGTTGCGCGCGTGCTTCTCTGCGAGCGGAGCGAGCTTCGACGCGCAGGAGCCATTCCAAAGCACTGGAGGCGCCTCGTCGCGGCCGAGCGAAAATGCTTCCCGGGCATCTCCGATATGGCCGTGCTCGATGCCGGCTACGACCGGGAATCGGTAGTCCGGCTTCTTCTCGGGGTCGTCCGCGCACGACGGCTCCTCCACGCCCCATTCGGCGAGCAAACGTTTGTGCCTCTCGCGGTGTAAGGCATTTCGCTTCGACCAGGACTCATACATCCTGCCCCACGTATGCGGATCAACGTGCCACTCACCCCGTTTCAAATCCTGCTTCACCTGCACGTTGATGCTCAGGCCCATCAGCCGATCGACAACATCCGCGCGCGAAGTCTCAATCGGACACACGTGCGACTCATCGTCATCGTCGTCACCATCGTCGTCCCAATCACCTTCGTCTTCCTCTTCGAGCTCGGTGCCCGGGAAGGCATAGAGATGATCGGACAGCTCGATGCGGAGCGCTTGCGCGTTGAAGCCGATGATCGCGCCGGGCTCAGCGCAGATCGGATTGGCCAGCATCATTTTGAAGTCGGTGCCGTCCACGCGGCGCACGTGAACGCCGGTCAGCGTCATACTCTTCGTGATCGCCGGCAACTCGACGCGCTCGACGTTCCGTAGCTCGTTGCCGACGCGCTCCCACTTCACCTTGAGCACGCAGTACGTACCCTCGCGCGACTGCACGGCAACCGAGCCGGGCTCACGCCATTCGCCGGTTCGAAGGTATTCCCGAAGATGGTCCGGTGTAGATGCGCTGGCTATCGAGCTGGACATGGCTTTGGTCTGCCCTGGACGCTCTGGAGTGAAGGGGGGTCCAACCCCAGAACGCCCAAGACCGGCCTACCCTACCAAAGAAAAGATAGGTAAGGTAGACGTATGGACTTGCCTCACCTCTACGGCTTCGGCGACCAAGCGGACGTACTGCGCGCGTTCCGCGAGCCCGCGGCAGCGCTCGACGGCGCCGAGCTCCTATACGCCTGCGACGAGTCCCACAACTTCAGCTCCCGGGCAGCCATCGTCTTCAGGAAAGACGGGCAACTGTACCTGGTCTGCGGCTCGCATTGCAGCTGCCATGGATACGAAGGCCAATGGATGGCCGAGCCCACAACCGTGGAAGCCCTCCGGAGCTTCAACTACGAGAAGCACTACTCGGGCTGGAAAAAGTTCGTGGACGCCCTATGGGCAGAGAAGCACGGCGAGTACAAGGAGGCTTCCTTGCCGGAGGCCACGCCATGAAAAAAGTGATCTTGTTCACGCTCTTGTTCCTGTCGCCCGCAGCCGTAATCACAGCGCCCGAACCCGCCGATGCGATGGGCTGCATGTCCATCGCTCCCATCTGCCCGCCCGGACTGCACCCGATGTGCATCTGCTACGACATGTTCCGCAACAACTGCAGCTGGCAGTGCGTGCGGTAGCGTGTCCAAGCTCGAATCGGTCCACGCGGGGCTCAGCATCATCCTGAAGTACAAGGACAAGACGCCAGCCTGGGAGAGCTACATCAACTGCGATGGCGAGAAGATCTATGCCGGCGAGTGTATCGGCATAGAGATGTCCGACGAGGATCACGACAAGATGGAGAACCTGGGCTGGTTCGAGGACGAGGACCGGGGTAGCTGGTACATCCACGTCTAAGCGCGTAGGCTTTCGTCACCGCCGACTGGCTTGGCCTGGCACCAAACGCCAGGAGCCGGTAGCTGACCCGGTGCCTGCGGCGGTGTTAGCCTTCCCTGCGGGTCGTGGCGGGAGGCGGGGAATGCCTCGGGGCCTGCCACGGGCCACGCCTAGCCTTTCACGCATAAGATCTGCTGCAGCTCGGCGACGATCTCCACAAGATCTGCCTGCTGCCGCATCACGGTCTCAATTTCTTTGTACGCGCCGGGGATCTCATCGAGCACGCCCGCATCCTTGCGGCACTCGACGCCAGCGGTCTGCGCGGCCAAGTCCTCGAGCGTGAACGTGCGCTTTGCCTGACCGCGCGACATGCGCCGGCCTGCGCCGTGCGATGCCGACTCGAACGACTCCGGGTTGCCCTTGCCCCGTACGATGTAGGAACGCGTACCCATGCTCCCCGGGATGATGCCGAGCTGTCCGAGGCGCGCGCTGATCGCGCCCTTGCGTGTCACGAACACGTCCTCGCCGAAGTGGTTCTCCTCAGAGAGGTAGTTGTGGTGGCAAACCACGGGCGGCCCGAACTCGACGTGGGGGAACATGCTCACGAGCACGTCCGAGACGAGCACGAGCATCGTCTCGCGGTTCGCACGCGCGTAGTCCTGCGCCCACGAGAGATCTCGTCGGTACGCCTGCATCTCGGGCGTACCGGCCAAGAATACCGCGAGGTCTTTGTCGGGCAAAGCCTGGTTGTGCGCGAGCTTCTTGGCAGCGCTGATGTGGATATCGGCCAGCACCTTGCCGATGTTGCGCGAGCCGGAGTGCAGCATCACCCAGATGTTCTGCTCGCCGTCCAGGCAGACCTCGATGAAGTGATTGCCGCCACCAAGCGTGCCCATCTGCTGGCGCGCGCGGGCGACGTTGTCTTGCACGCCATCGTGCAGCTCGGCGAAGGTCTTCCACAGGGGATGCCGGTCGACGCGCTGGGAAACCTCGCCGTGGGCCGCAAAGCCCACGGGAACGGCAGCCTCAATCCGGCTGCGCAATGCTCCCAGCGAGTCGGGCAAGTCGTTCGCGCGCAGCGTCGTCTTCACCGCAGCCATGCCGCAGCCCAAATCGACCCCAACTGCGGCTGGGGCGACAGCGCCCTTCAGCGCAATCACCGAGCCCACGGTCGCGCCGATGCCGTAGTGCACGTCAGGCATCGCGGCCACGTGCTTGAACACCCACGGCAGCGCCGCGATGTTCTTCAGCTGATCGAGCGCTTGGCTCTCCACCTCATGAACGTTTGCCCAGAGGTGAATGGGCGCCTGCTTACCTTGGATCTGCGAAATGGACACGGGAAAGCCTTACCACGTCAGGGTGGGGCCGAGCGCTGTTTCATGAGGACATAGTTCACACCGAAAACCCGCCGCGAGATCTCCTCGCGTACCATGGCGCTCGCCCACCAAAGTAATGGTAGCATGCATCCGGCATGAGCGCGTTTACGAATGAATGCTGGCGGCTCGCAGGTCGCCAAAACGCTGTCGACCCCAAGGGGTTGGAGGAGCTGTTTCAGACCTTCGAGATGGAGCGCGAGCGCCTCGCGAAGCTCGAAGCGCTGCACAAAGACGCGCTCGGCGAGATGGCCAGCGTCTACAACGAACTACACGTAGCGCGCAAAGACCTCGAGCTCTTTCAGAACCGCGAGTCGGTGCACATCCAGCCGCTGCTCACCGCGATGCTAGAGCATCTGCGCTTCCCCGATGCTCCATCCGCGCAGGGCAAAGCTGTCCTACGCGAGCGCGTCGAGCGTGCGCAGCAGTTCAAGGTCGCCCGCGGCTCTGCGTTTACGGAAACCGGCGACGCCATGGCCGAGCTGGAGAAGAAGCGCGGCGAAAACGGCATGCTCGCAGCGCGCGTCGAAGCGCTGGAAAAGGAGCTCCACGAACAAGTCGTCGCTCGCCAGCTTGACGAGAGCACCAGCGCCAAAAGGCTTTCCGCGTTGACGGCGGATCTCGAAGGGGTGCGAGGCGCGAACGCCGTGCTTCGGAAAGCGGTCTCCGATCTAGAGAACGACATCCGACACCGCGAGCTCGAGCGCGCGGAACTGGTGCGCGTCACCGCGGCCAACAGGGAACTGATCGAAGCCATCGGCGCGTGGAGGCTCAAAATCGCATGACACGCAGACGGCGATCGCACCCTCCCCGACGCGTTCTGATTGCCACGCTGTGGACGCTTTTTTGCGTCTCACTCCCGTGGCTGCTGACGTGACTACTCCGTCTCGGCGTGCTCAGAAACCGGGCCAGGCTCCGGCTGCAGCGCGGTACTAGCTGCCCGACCAAGTGTCTCAACACGCAGAAGCTTCCGCTGCGTCTGGCGCATAAGCTGACGGTTCTTTGCCGCCTCCTGGCGCCGTTCTCTCCGGTTCATCGGACGAACGCTCTTCAGCCCTTCGGTCACCGGGTTGTCGGGCTGGAAGTGACAGCGCGGGCACGCAACGGGAGGAATGATGCTGCGGTCTTTGAAGCCGCACGCGGAGCATATGCGCCTGACCGGCTGGTCGCTAAACAAGGGTAAAGGCTCCGTGCCAAACCATGTGCACGCCCGTTAGCGCGACGATGCCCACGGCCAAATAATAGAGACGTGGCTCGCGCTCGATCATGAGCGAGATGAGCTTCGTCGCGAAGAACATCAGCGTGATCGACAAAACAAGTCCGAACAGCATGATCGCGGTGTGCTCGCGCGCGTTGTGCGCCACGGCGAGCACGTTATCGAGGGACATCACTACATCTGCCAACATAATACGAACTACGGGACCGAACAGGCTGGATGGAGCCCCATCGGACTTGGGCTCATTGCGGTGACGCATGTCCCACGCGACCTTCACGAGGTAAGCACCGCCCGCGAGCGTGAAGAGCGTGAACTTCAGAAGCCACGAAGCTACGAGCGCAAACAGCAGGCGCGCCACGACGGCGCCGCCGATGCCGTAAAGCTTCGCCCGTGACCGCTGTTCCTCGGGAACACTCTCCGCAACGACAGAGATCATTACGGCGTTGTCCAAACTGAGGGCAACGTCGACCAAAATGACAGCGATCAGGGCGAATAGCTCGTTCATGATTTACTCTGCGGGTTTGTACGTCGCCGCAAACACATCCGCGGCGATCGGATAGGGGTCGCCGTTGCTGTCAATGGCGATCCAGTCTTCGAGGCTCGTGGTCTTGAGGCCCTCACGCGTCCCAACGACGTACTGTCCGTTTTCGAGCTTCACTCGGCCGTCCGCAAACAACAGCGTAAGCCAGGTTGGATAGTCTTCATCCGAGAGCTGATGCGCTTCGGTGAGCAGCTTTTTTTGGTACTTGGCCATGTCAGCTGAAAAGCCCGGCAAAGCCGCGGATGGCGTCGGCGCCGTTGCCCTTCGAGTAAAAGGCACTGACGTTCTCGATCTTCCAGCCGTCTTCGCCGCGAACGAGGTTTCCAGCGTGCAAAACAGTCTGCCCCGACTCTGCGTCAGCAACACGAACCTCCAACACCTGCGGGCCGCTACCGTCTTTGCCGTCGCAAACGCGGAAATGCACGTTCGTCGCGCTCTTCAGGTCTGCACCCGCGTAAGCAGCGATGCCAAACGCGATCTTCTTCACATCGGCTTCGACCTCGGAGAGCGTGAACACGATGCTCTCGTCGTCTCCATCCCCTTCGCCAGTGCGGTTGTCCTCGCTCAGCTGCACGCCCGGCTCGGTCTTGTCGCCGAAGTACACCAGACGCGTCTGCGCGGTGAGCTTGCCGTTGCCGTCGAGGCACGCGGCAACCAGATCCAGGTCCACCGGCTTGCCCGTGAAGTCCCAACCAGCGCCGAGATAGACGTTGGTCAGCGCCTTGCCAGCCTTATCCTTGATCTCGAGTGTCGCGCCCTTTTCTACGATCTGAAAATCCATGTATCATTCCTTTGGTATCTGTTGGCACAGCGCTGCTGGCCCGAAGTAGCGGTTCACGCTCATTACCAACGCTTGGCTCGTGCACGAGACCATTCCCGCACCAAGCCTTTCGCAACGACAAAGCCCGACACCGGGCCAGCAGCAGCCGACACTGTAGCAATCAATTTATTAGTAGCAAGCCTATTCGTCCGGGTCGTCGATGTCCTCGGCCAGACGCGAGATCTCCCGACAGCAGAAGTTGATGGCGTCCTCACGCTTCGCGCCGGAATAGGATGCGACAGCGCCTGTGCGATGTTGAAACGTGTCCTTGTGAGCTGCGTTGTCCACCTCGTAGACATCGACTACGTAGGCGGTCCAGATCTGCTTGGCAGCGTCGAGGCGCACCACGATGGCGTAGCGCCACCAAGCTCGCGTCAGCCTGTCGAGCGCGGTCGCCGTCACGTCTGCACCTCCGAGCTTCCGCACTTGCGACAAGTCCACACGAACCCGCCAAGGTCCACGGGCGTTGCGCACGGGTAATGCTCCATCGGCCAGCCGCAGTGCCACGGAAGCTGGCAGTGCGGGCCGAGCACGCGCGGAGCGCACGTCAGCCCAACCATGTTGAGCTTCTGCTCCTGCCAATCGAGCATCTCGTGGATCTTGTCGTCCATCGCTTCGGCGTATGCGCCGCTCACTTCCACCGCCCTTGCCTGTCGCAGATGCCGAGCGCGACGTACTCCTCGAAGTCGCGCGGATGCACATACCAAATGCGCGGACGCGGGTTGCGACGCTCCTCTTCCATCTCGCGCTTCAAGATTTCCCACCCGCGACGCATCTGCGCGCGCAGCTCCTCCGGGGTGGACGCGACTGTCCACTTGATGGGCTCGGCTACGTTCACGGCGAACGGCGGCTCGCGCTTCATGACTCGTCTAGCCCTAGCGACGCTCGATAGGCCCTGTGCGCTTCCGAGTCCTTGGGCATCACGCCCATGACTGCGTACATGGCTTGTCTGGCGCCGCGCTTGGTGGATGCGAAGCCGCTAACAACCGCGCCGTTTCGCTCAAACCACCATCGCCATGGCCTCGGAACGTCTTTGTTCGTGTTCTCGATCACTGCCCGTTGTCCTTCTCCAGCTTCGCGCGGATACGCTTGGGGTCTGTGTCGTAGCCGCCTGCGTCTTCGGCTTCTTCGAGCGTGTCGTATGCGCCGACGTACTCAGCGCGATGCGAGCAGCACGTGCTGCAGATGTGGAACTCAGACTCGACTTCGACGGCGGCGTGCAGTGCATCCACCACGTTCTGACTGCAGCGGTTTTCCGCGAAGTGAAACTCGGGGCACGGATAATCGGCGTCGATCTGATGGATCACCGAAAACGTGTGCTTCACGATGTGATAGCGCTGGGGCTTGTCGGTCACGACAGCCACTCCGCGATGCGCTTGGCCGCGCTGTCGATGAAGTTGCGCGGGAACGGCGCCTCAGGGCGGAGTCTCGTGTCGACACGGCACGGCGGCGTCATTTCGACGAGGCTCTCCACGCCGAGCGTTGCTGCGACTGTCAGCGCGCAGCACAGCCATTTGGCGCGCTCATGCGAGGAAAGGTCTTCCCACTTGAGAACGCGGCTCGGGAGCGCGTAGTAAGCCTCGAACGCCTGCCGCGCGAGCATCCAATCTCTGCAGGTCCTCACGACTTGTCTCTTCGGATATTCCGGATGTGCCAGCGCAGGCGCGAGATGACGCTGGGTGGCGCGCTGCGAAAGTCTCCCATCAGCATGGCCTGGCTCGCGCCCATGCCTTTCGGCGGATTGGAGAGCACTTCCTCGCGGCGCTTCACCTCGTCGTCGAGGAAGTCGAGCGCAGCGCGCATGCGGTCGAGCTCGGCACGCAGACGCTCCACGTTCTCAGCTACCAGCTTGTTCGCAATGGTCCACCCCTGATCGGACTCGCGTAGCCTTGCGTTCTCGGTCACGAGCCGAAGTTCGATGGCCCCCAAGCGCTTCGCATCCGCTTCAGCGCTGAGCGCACGAGCCTTCCAGCGCTGCGCGTCGGTCTCCCAGATTCCGGCTTCGACCCGCACGGCTTTCGGGTCACACGTGGCGAGCTCCTCACGCAGACGCTTCACCTCGGCCTTGAGAGCATCGAGAGCGGGCTCGGCGCAGCCGAAGTATTCATACTGCAGCGCCTCGTCGGGCGTCATGTGGGGTCCGCTCCCAACGGGCCGAGCGCTTCGCGAAGCAGCTCGCGCGCGTCGCTTTGTGACAGGATACCCGCCACGTTGTCGAATGCGTCGAGCTCGGAGAGGCCATCTTCTTCGAGCGCGTCACCGATGTGATCGAGCTTGTGCAGCAGAAGCACTGCGCTTGCCGCCGCTTTGACGAGCTTGCTGTTTTGGACGCGCAGGCGCTTCACTTCGGCAACGAGAGCGGGCACGTCGGCGCGAGCGTGCACGATGAACTCGGCGTTTGCGTCTTGCGAACCTCGCGGTCGCTTACCGCTGACTTCCGCGCCGTGGCCGCGGACTTGCCACTGGTCGTTCAACGGGCACCTGGACATGACCATGAACCCATCGCCGCCGTGGATGTACATCTCCATCTCGTCGATCTTCCACGGCCCAGGAGTTGCCGCGCTGGCGCGCGCTTCGATGGCTTCGAGCTCATCTGGCGTCATTCCAAGATCTCCCCGCGCTGGCCGATGCAGAGTCTGAACGTGGTCTTCTTGACGACGTGACCACCGCGCGCCAAGCAGGCTGCTTCCTCGCGCTGCACCGATTTTGCGCCAAGGTGAATGCCGAAAGCGATGACAGCCACGATGCCCATGAAGATGCAGGTGTCGAGGACAAAATCTCGTCTGTCTCTCATGGCTGCACCCGCAGGATCTCTTGGATGCGGCAACGAAGGCAGACCATCGGGCCGCACTCGTCGTCGTAGCCAATGTCCTGATGACCGTTGACGTGAGAGCACTCGCACTCGCACTCGGTGTCCAGAATGGCGAGCTGGATGCGGGTCATCTTCGTGTTCACGCGGGCCATAGCGTTCTGAGTTTCGGCGAGTGCTCGCTGTGCCTTCTTGAGCTGTGCGAGAAGCGAGTCCTCGCGCGACGGCTGATCCGGTCCCGGAGTTGTGTCGATGACGGAGGATGGCTTCACGGCTTCACCCGAAGCAGGAGTGGCATCTCGCGCAGAGGACAAAGAGGGTGTGGGCTGTCGAGGGATGTTAGTCCGTCGTCGCGCCGATAGATGTTCAGCTCCTCACTAAGCGATGGGTGGTCGCACACGCCGTCGTAGTTCATCGGGCAGCGCGCGCAACTCTCGACGGTGAAGTCCTTGTGGAACTCGTCGGTCATGCTGCCGGTGTTTCGCAAGTGCAGTCGTGTTGGACAGGGGCGGGTCTGTGGGCCGCGTAGTAGAAGGCTATCGCGAGCACGACAATCACGATTATGAAGCCGACGGGCCCAATGGTTATGGTGGTAGTGCCGTTTGATTCGTCGATCATTTGGCCGGTGTCTCGCAGATGCACTCGTGGTGGACGAGCGCGGGCTTGCCAACGTCGCAGTGCTTCTTGGAGCACTCGTCGCTGTTTTGGCAGGCGACGTAATAGAGAACGATCGCAAGCAACAAGAGCAAGACGCCGCATCCCCCAGGCGTCGACATGCTGGCCAACAGCGCGAAGTCTCCATCCGACTCGTCGATCATTTGTGGTCCCTCTCGTATTTGGCCACCTCAGCTTCGAGATGCGCGCGGCCCCAGTCGCCCGATACAGTCCACTCCACGGCATGGATGATCGGAGCGAGCCTCTCGCGTAGCTTCTCCACGCTTTCGATGGCGAGAACGAGCGCAGTCAGATCGCCGCATACAACGGTGCCGCCGATGTCGACGCGATCTGTAAGCTCCTTCAGCGCCCGTCTGTATTCCCAGGCATCCCCGAGACGGTGCTCGAGGTAGTTGAAGCTTCCGCCGCTCACGAGCTTTCCCCGTACATTTCCGAGTGAATGGGCTTCAGGCCCTGTACGAAGTGCAGAGCGATCGTAAGGAGCTTTTCAGCCTTCACATCTTCTGGTTCGCCATCGTCTTTGATCGCTTCCAGCGTGTCGCATCCCGAGCACGAGCCGTATCCAACGCATGCGCCCCAATGCCGGAGGGGTTGATAGCCGGTTTCCCCAACCACAAAGCAAAGCGTGCCCTGGTAGTCGCCCCAGTCGATACATTGGATACGTTCTGGATCGAGTGGTTTGCCGATGGCTTCGACCACAGCCTTGACAATCGATCCGTACGAGCAGCTGTAGTCATCGATCTCCTTGAGGAGTTTTTCGCGGAGCTTCGGCTTCGCTTCCATGAAGCGGTCTACGAACTGCTGAATCACAGCGCCTTCTCCAGCTCGCCGAGCCAGAAGGCGCGCCGAGGATGCGCCTTCATGAACGCCAGCACCTTTTCGGCGTCGAGGCGCTCAGCCCACGGGAACTCGGGCGTCGCCGCACACTTCTCGCAGCGTTTGACGAAGCTCGCGCCGTAACGGGGCTGCCAGCTCGCACCCAGCTGGCGAGTCACCTCAGCCTCCAGCGCCGTCTGCACCGCGTCCTCGTCGAGCGGTGGATGTTTGCCGGACGAGACATGCCAGTAAGCTCGGATGTCGAACACCGAGCACTGGCTGCACATGGGTCGCGCAGCCTTGGTGCGCTCGATGACTTCTTTCGCATCGTCGAGAGTGGGTTCGTCGTCTGTCATCGGTTTGTCGGTCATGGTGCGTTCCAGCCCGGAGTGTTGAGCGCGGCGAGCTCGTGCGTGCCGTCGTCGTAAACCTTGATCTCGTACTTCAGGATCGGTCCATGCGTCTTGTCGGCGATGCGCGCTGCCGCCTTGGTTGAGTCGCGGTAGTTTATCGAGCCAACGTCTGAGTTGTGCAGTGTGCTCGTGATCACAGCGTTGTACGTCGCGTGCCAGGCGCGGATGCGCACGGCCTTCGCAGCCGCTTTCGGCGATTCGCCATCGAGGTCTGCCTCGTTCTGCCAGCGTCGAAACTTGAGCACGAGCTTCTTGGAATATCCTCTCACGCGCGTTTCCCTGTTTGTGTGAACAGCCGCTTCGCAAGCAGGTTCCAGACCGGCATGCGGAACCCAGACGCCTGCGCGTGACCGCCGCCGCCCATGCTGGTTGCGAAGCGCGAGCAATCGTAGCCGGGCACGGAGCGCAGCGAGCACTGCACCTGCCCGTCTGCGGCAACGAGCCAGCCGAGAGCCATCTTCACTCCGCCGAGCTCGAGCGCGCCGTGGAGCACATCGGAGATGCCCGTGTAGCTAACGTTGACGCACCGCACGGCCTCGCCACCGAACAAGTCTTCGAGTACGTACGCGTTGCGCACGGCGTCACGGACGTAGTGGTCGAGATAGAGCTTCGCGCCAGCGGCTTCTGGCAAGAGCTCGTCAACGCTGCGCAGCGCGAGCGCATCGAACGCCTCGATGGTATGCGGCGTGAGCCGGATGCGGAGTGAGATCTCTTCCGAGTGCGGCAGCTTGAAGCGCCAAAGGTCGCGATCTTCGACGTAGTCAACGATCAGCGGACGAGGATGGAAGTCACCGTTGAAGTAGTCCCACGTGATGCCCGCGCCACTGCGGTTCATGTCAAAGACGCAGTAGTCGAGACCTTCGAGCTCAGCCTGAGCGGTCTTGTGGTGGTCTAAAACCAGGAGCTTGCGCGCTGCAGCCTTCAGCCGCTCCAGCTGCGGGCGCTTGTAGCTGAAGTCTACGATGTACACGTCGCGGTTGCGCGCGAGATCGTAGGGCGGCTCGGCGCCGTACTCGCCAACGTAGAGCTCGGGCTCCAAGTCGGACTTCTTGAGCGCGCGGTGTGCGGCCCAGGCTGAAGTGAAACCGTCTGGGCAATGCCCGTGGTAGATGATGAGTGGCGTCATTTGGTCTTTTGCTCGCGGTACCAGGTCTCGAACTTGCGGTAGGTCGTCTCGCTGACGGGGCTGCCGTTGATGGCGGCGTAGTAGCCGGAGCCGAGAACACCGATGGCGCGCTGCACTGGGCTAACGCCCTGCTCTTCGCCTGCCTGTCGCACAGCAGCGATCATCTCCGGCAAGAGCGTCTTGTTGCGTCGTGCTGGACGCTGGCGCTTGCCGCTCATCACCATGGTCATGTTGGAAGCCTGATGGTGAGAGGGCCCTTCTTGAGCGGGCAGCGCTCGGGGAGCGTGTCGCCATCGAGGGTTGGCTGCGGGACCCTCGGGCCATTCACCGTTTTGAATTCAACATCCGGATGCGCGCAGTAGTCGCCGCGATCGTCGCAGATGAACAGCGGACACTCTCCGCACTTGGTTGGCGTGATCTCCGTGGTCATGGTGTGCCGACCTTCTCGCGCAGCCAGTGCTGCCGGCTGGCTTCCCGTCGCCGATCCCACTCATCTTCAGAGATGGGCTCTTCGTGATCGCATAAGCAGCAGTGTTGCCAGTATTCCCCGCTCGCCTCAGCGTGACTCATCACGCCAAAATCGTGTTCATGAGGCGTGCGATTCATCTGCTGCTTCAGCGCTTCGTACTCCGGAAGCGTAAATGCCTGGTCGGTCATGGCGCGGGCACTTTCTTCCAGCAATCGTTGCAGTACGCGATGAATGGAGCGGCGCCATCGATCCCAACGCGGTGTTTGACGCTGGGCTCCTCGAAGGAGGTGAGCCCGCAGCCAACGCAACAGAGCGCAGAGGAACCCAGCTCCGGCGATGGAGGGTCGCCCCAACGGCGGGCCGCTGTTGCCGAGCTCATCTGCTTTTGAAGAGCTTGGGCGCGCCGCAGCTGAGCGATTCGCGGCTCCAGCGGATTCTCGCGCCCGAGGAAGAGCCCTTGATCCATGTCATCGAGCAAAATCTGCTCTAGCCGAGCGATCTCGGCTGCGCGCTCTGACGGCGTAAAGCTTTTCGTCTTTCCAAGATCGAAGTTCGCGATGTCGCGCACTGTTTGCCTGAGCTCGTTGACAGCGACTTCGGGCACGTGCCGCGCGAAGGTCTCTTGCTTCATGTCCTTGGCAAGACGAAGGAGGTCTTGGACCAATACCTCGCGCTGGCGAAACCGAGCGAGTTCTCCACGCGCTTCGTCCAGCTCAGCACGTAACTTTGCAAGCTCGTCTGGCGTCACAGGTGTTCTTCCTTCGCGTTGATGTAAGCGCGCTTGGCTTTCCCCAGAGCGAGCCACGCCTCGCACTCCAGCGCATCGCTACTACTCCCACCGCTCGTGCAGTTGAGACACTCGCACGCTTCGAACGCGTCGCTCGCGCGCTTCCACGCCTCCCAAAGATCTGGGTGTTGCGGCTCGCTCACGGCTCGTCCTTGACGAAGAAGTCGCCGGAGATGTGGCGGATCTCATTGGTGGACACGAAGTCCTTGAGCGCGGCCTGCAGCGCGTCAGTGACGGCAGGATGTCGCTGCACAACCTTGTCGATGAACGCAGGAAGATCGGTGCCCACTGCGGGAATGGCGTAGCGCCAGCAGTGCTCACCATTGGGCGTGCACTCGCGGACCGTGATCAGGAAATCGTCGCTCGAAACCTCGAGCTTCCAGAAATACGTGGTGGTCATGCGCGTTGCTTTCCGAGCTTCATGAGCTCAGTGAGGCTGCAGCCTGGCTTGTGCTTGGATTGCCCTTTGCACTCAGCACAGCGAGGAAGGTGGTAGGCGACAGGGGCGTTGCGTGGGCGCGTACGCTTCTTCGGTGGACCGAGTCGGCGTGCAGGTTTTTCGGGCTCGGGAATGAGCTTCGCGCGAGGCGTCTCCTCGTCTCTGTCGCGAGTGAAGCGCTCTGTGTGTTTGGTCCAGACCTCGGGCTTCATGGGGAATGGTGTATCAAACTTTTAGTAGAACACAAGCATAAAAATGGTGGTAGGATACGGGGACCCAGGGAGCATTTCAGGTCCCTGTGGCTGTCAAGGCTGCTGCCAGTTCGCCCATTCTGGCTACGAGAGACCGTAGGAGAGGCAGCCAAGCTCTAGGTGGAAGACGGCGACCACCACGCACTACAGATAGTGCGGTGAATACCCGGCGCAGATGGAAACCCCGACAGGTACTGGCGAGAGAGCCAGGAAGGTATGAGGGTCAGGGCTGCGAACCCAGGCGAGTGGTACCGGAAGGCGTAGAGCGTGATGGATGCTGCGAGAGCAGCTCACCCAGCGACGAACCTGCCAGCGTTAGGAAGACGCTTCAGGAATGGTCGTCGCGTCTCCGCTCGGCTTGCTTCGCTGCGCCTGCGCTAGACGCTCCTCCGCCACGTGAAACAAGAGCGAGAGGGTCTCAGCGCTGCTGTGGCTTCTTCGGTGCCTCGGTTGCTGGCGCCGGCCGAGGCGAGGGTTTGCCACCGCCGCGTGTCTTGCTGAACTCCGTCCAGAGCTCCTGCCGGCGTTTTTCGTCCTCGGTGGTCATGTGCGGGTCCTAGCATAACTTTAGTAGGAGGTGGATGGGACCCGACGTTTTCAGACGGTGGGGGGTCAAAACCCATCGGGGGGTCTAACTGTTAGGCAGACGTACAGGGTGAGCCAGAAACAGAATGGTAGAAATCTGAGATACAGGGTGGGCCTATCACTCTGCAAAAAGGCCTCGGGAAACCAACGGGGGTGGGGCCGGTGGTGGGCGGCGGGGTAACTGTTGCTTTGGTAGGCAGGCGTGCTACGCCTCGGTCGCGCTTTGATGTTCATGTGATGAAACGCCCAGGTCTACATGGTGTAGGCCTGGGCGTTGTGCTGTTCGGTCGCGAGCGTTTCACGTGAAACACTACATTGGTATGCCAGCATACCTTTGGTAGGCGTGTGCCCTAGTGTCTCACGTGCGTTTGCGCTCAACGTTCTACGTGTCGCACGTGCGTTGGAAACATTGGAAACAATGCAGACGATCGTCGCATCACGCCGCTTTCTTGAGGCGCTTGGCTAGCTCGGCTTGCAGCGACTTGGCATCGATAGCCTTGACCACGATCGACTTCGCCACGTTGTTCGCGCTCGGCAGTCGTTCCATCGCTGCGTCAAGAATGTATTGCGCGATCTTCCATTGCAGCTGAGCCATCGCTGCATTCGGCCGCTCGATGATGTTCGGTTCGCCACCATCAGCCGCGCTGAACTTATCAACCGGATCCATCGCTAACAGCGTCGCCATAGTCTTAGCCGCGACGTCGAGCTGAGCCGCAATAGCGCGTTCTGCCTTCACTTTCGGGCTAACCAGGTCCTCACCGCTGAGCAGCGCTTCGTTCAGTGTTGCACCACCTTCACACTTAGCCGCGGGGTCTGCGCCTACCAGCTCATCACCACTCTTCTGCACATCGCCTCACTCTCTATCCCGGCTCTACCCTCAGTATAACGCTTCTCAGCCCGTTGCTGCACGTGCCCTGCCCTGCACATCCACAGTCAATAAGGTTTTTGCAAAACCGTGTTGACAGATTGGGCGCTCGGGCGCATATATCGATTGTCAGTTGGAGGGCGGCGCTGACAGGTAGCCACCTACCATAAAAATGATCGCCCACAAGGAGACACGCTAGCTCATGGCCTATCTGCTCTACACCTCGCACTTGGACGCGCCGCGCAAGCTGTCGCGAGGACAAGCACAACACATGCTGCGCACTGCCACTGTGCGCTCGTACGCCAGCAGCTGCAGCTGTGTTGGCTGCCGCACCTACGTCCTGTATCTGCCCAGCACAGACATCGTGAACCTACGCATCGCTAGCGAGCGCTGCCACACGCTCACCGGTCGCTGACCCTCACCCATCACCACAAAGGACACACGCTATATGAACACTTCAGCGACACTCGCTCACCTGAAGAACAAGCTGTTTGAAGCGCAGTTCCAGGCCACGATCTATCACCCTAACCCCGAACACGTTCGGATGTGGGAGGACAAGCGCGCCCGCATTTCCGCAGCCGTGCGCAAACTGCAAGCGCGTATAGATGCACAGCTCGCTGGCGGGCAGGAGGGTTGAGCCATGGCACGCATCAACCAGCGGAACATCGACACGATTGCTACCGCGCAGCGCTACGCCGCTCGCGTCAACAATCACAACTCCGCCGCGATCACAGCAGCACAAAACGCCTTCGTTGCGTGCAAATGTCACGTGTGCACCGACAAGAGCATCCCAGCGACTCGCGAGCAGTGCGCGGCTGAGCGCAAGCTGTGGGCTGAAATCGAGCGCGGAGAAGACATGCAGATCGCCGCTCGAACGGGAGAAGGCTGAGACATGGCCTACGGCTACAGCGTCTCGTACCTCGGCAAACCTCCCACCACGCATGCAGAGGGCTTCGCCTCGCGCGTGGTCGCATGCGGAGCCGCCGCCTCGCGCTTCGGCCTCACGGATAGCGAGCTAGCTCAGCTCTACACAGAGGGCTTTCTCTACATGCGCGAGCCTCACACCCACAAGCTCACATCCAACTGCATCACAGTCTGGGAAAACGCGTCATGACCTACCGCTTCTACACCGCACAAGAGCTCGAGGCGTTGCCCGATGCTCGCGAGCACGCCACAGAGTTGTACTTGGCAAGCCGCGAAGCTGCAAACGCGTTGCTCTACCCTACGAGCGGCTACAACACGCATGCAGAGCGCGTACGCGCCAACACGATTCACGCGTTCTCTAACTCACACGTTCTGTACCGCGAATGGGCAGACGCACGAGCAACCTACTCGGCTGCCAGGCATCACACGCTAGTAGAGCTACAAGCTGACGCGGATCGCCGCTTCTACGCTCGCACGCCCATTTCCGCAGAGCACAAAGCCGCGCGTACGTGGCTATCTCTGAATGCCTGAACGCTAGCGACTGCGCGCAGTGACAGTGCGCGCAGCGGCAAGCTGTCAGACAGCAACAAGGGAGACACGCTATGAAAGACTACAAGCAAGCGCGCGCATCCGCACAAGCCAAGGCCAACGAAACGGGTTACGACCACGGCTTAGAGCTGAACACCGTTTTCAAGACATGGAACGTATTCATGCTTCCGTGCAAACGCAATCGATATGGGCACGAGCTGCGTTGCGAGGTTGTCTCATGCGAACACCTTAACCGCTGCAAACCTGGACATGGCCCCACTGCCTGAGACGAAACGCTATGACCACAAACAACGCTGACCCACTCGACATGCTCGAGGACTTCGCCTGGCGTCGACGTGATAACGAAGTGACCGCTGGACTCGCGCTTGCCAGATTCCTCCGCGGCGAATGCGACCACAGGTTTCGTGACGAATCCGGCTGCTGTGAGCTGTGCGGAGATGAGATCTCTGGCTGAGCGCTGAAGTCTGCCGCTAGGGACCGGGAATACTCGATCGGCGGCAGTCTTAAGCGCTCATGCTCAGCAAAGGAATCACGCTAATGCCAACGTCAACGCCCATCTGTGGTCGCACCTTCCGAGGCGCGAAGCTTCAGCGCTTTCGCTATTCACCCAGTGGCCAGCACTATTACTTGACGCAAACCAAGTCAGGCAAGACCACGATCTACGTACGCATGACGCCCAAGTTGCTCAAGAGCGGCGCGTACCTCGAACAGTGGCGCAAGCTAAGCAATGCTCAAGAACAGGCTGACGCGATCAACGACATCGCCTCCATGTACAGCACCGATCCGTCATTTACGCAGTTCTTTCCGGCGCCCTGAGGCGTCAACACACTTTCTTCAAAAACCCTGTTGACATCCTCGCCTACCAAAACAATAGTAACTGCACACGCAACGCATACGCACTCGCAAGGAGACACGCTAATGGATCCTAACGCCGCACTAGAAAGCATCCTCCGCGGACACATGATGCTCGAACACGTCGAAGCGCTCCGCGACTGGATTCGTGGAGGCGGGTTCGAGCCTGCCGCAACGTGGAGGCCCGTTGATGTAGTTCCGTGCCTCGCTTCGTTGCCGTCACAGACAGCTATCTCAGCCAATAAAACTGGCATCACTCACATGGCATTCAATGGCCATGCCTACGTTTTAGCGTTTCGTTGGAGCGAGCTGGAGCGCATGGCGCGCGAACACGAAGCAGATTGAACCTTCCTGCGTTGTAGCAGCCGACAGCTGCGGGCAACGCAGGAGCGCTCAGGCTCCAAAGCACAAGGGGTAGCCGATGCTGTAGCGAGCGACGCAGCTCCGAATAGATAGCCTGCAAGGCAGCGCAAACCGAATGACACGCAACCTTCCCACAAAAGGCAGGACGATATGCACCGCGGGGTAAAGCCCGCACGTTGGGGAATGGACATCGGGCGAGCACAACCGATGTCCAGACCCGAACGCCAAACAAGGAGACACGCTAACCAATGGACAACCGCAAACGACTGCAGCAAGCACGCGAAAACTCACTCCGCGAAAACCGTGAGGGTCTGACGTTCGGCCAATGGCTCGCCGCTATCCCGAGTCACCATGAAGCCGACCGCGCAGCACTGCGTAAAGGTTGGGCCGCTGGCGAAGACCCGACCGAATACGAAGCGCACTATCAACACGAACGCGCGCAAGCGCTACGCGACGCAGGGCGCTGACATGACCAAATGCAAGCCAAGCTGCGCCGAATGCTGCTGCAAGCCCTGCAACCTATGCCAGGAGCGCGCGAGGTACGCGGACATCTTCGTGGCCGTGGCAAAGGACGGCGGTCCAGGCATCAAACTGACGCACTTCGTGTGCGGGCACTGCATTCCCACGCACAGCCCAACGATCGACATCGAAGCCGACGAGACGCAGGTGTGGGAAGTGGGCAGCGACGGCTGGCTCGAAGCCATCAGCTGCATGGATTGCGGCGAAGAAATCGCAGTGGAGGTAAATGCCAATGTCTAGCTACAACCAATGCGACGGATTTTGTGATGAGGGGACGTGCGACTTGTGCGATATGCCCAGTCGCATCGCAACGTACTCTGTGAAGCTCTACACTCACGAATACGACACCGGCGCACGCTGCTGCATCATCAAACGCTACAGCGTGGAGCATACCGTGCAGATCGTTGGAATCGGCCTATCCGATACGCGCAGCGGAGCCGTACGCGCTGCGCTCGACAACCTGCGCAGCGGCGGCACGGGCTGCTGCAACACCATCTAGCAGCCATCGGCTGCGTTGAAGGAGACACGCTAAACCATGCAAACCCGAGCCAAGGGCACACCCGACGCGCGCATCGCAGAGCTGATCTGCGAAACCACAGCCGAATGGCGCGACGTGAAGCGCGCTTGCCGCATCTCTGAGGCTGTCAGCGGCGCGCGGCTACTACCCAACAATCGCTTCCTCGTGCTGAACGAGGTTCGCTTCGCCTACTTCAAACGCTCAATGCGCGCAAAGGAGCCTGCAGAATGCCCGATGCAAGCGTAGCCGTACCGATCGAAGATACAGCAGACGAGAGCGAGCAGTGTGAGCACGAATGGTTGTACCGCAAAGCATTTCCGCACGATCTGCTCGTGTGCAACCTATGCCCCGCACAGCGCGAAGCTGATTACGACTACCCCTAAGGAGATACGGCGCCCATGAACCACGAACATTGCAACGAGTGCGACAGTAAAGCCCGAAAGATCCACGAGCTGGAAAGCAGATTGGAGCACACGGAAGATCGCCTGAACGAGGCTAATGAGCATCTGCAGGAGGTCGAGCGCGGGGCACGCAGCCTGTACGAGAGCATCAAGACCGGCTTCTGAACGCTGGCGCTGTGCTGCGGCTCACTGCGGCAGCCATGCGCGAGCGTTCAACGCTCGAAACAAGGAGACACGCTAAATGAAACTGACCCTGTCATTCGTAGTAATCATGGGCATGACACTGCCGGCAAGCGCGCAAGAGGGCTGCCCCGATGCAGCGCTCGAGGAGGGCGCTCGCTCGTTCTTCATGTCCGAGTCTGGAGCCACGTACTGCACCGAAGACGCAACCTCCGCGCGCTGGGAGTGCTTTGGGGACGGCGCCCGTACGTGGACTGTCCGCCGAACGCTGCGCATTCCAGGCGCGCACACGTGGCGCAGCGTCGAGCCTTCGCAAGCTGACGTCTGGGCCTTTGACTGCAACTGGTCGGCAAACGCGCCGCCCTGCACTCTCGTCGAGTGCGGCGATTGAGAGTGGACATGAAAGAACAGGAAGCAATAGCGCTGCTGAGGGGCGGCGATTGGAAACGGTGGACGCCCAGAGAGCGAGCGGTGTTTCAGCTCAAGGAGCCGCGCTTATGCATGCCGCTCAACGAATTCCATGAGGTTGTTGAGAAAACGCTCGGGCGCCATGTGCTGACACATGAGCTCGCGCATCCATCACTGCTTCTCGCGGAGATCGAGGGCCGTTGAATGCTGCCCCGAGCACAGCAGCCTATGGCTGCGGCGCTTGGGCAAGCAGTCAGAAAGGACCCACGCTAAACATGAAACGCAAGACAAATCCGGCAGACATAGAGCGCTACACAGCCGTCTACGTCACGATCGCAAACGCACGCGCACTGCTGCATCGCGCGTGCACAGAGTTGAACTTCACATCGCGCGCTGAACCCTCAATACAAGACGCCATCCAAGCAGCATCCACGGCGCTGCAAAAAGTGCAGCTCGATTGCACGCGCTACACCGACCCCAAACACGCACCGCTGCTCGATGCAGTCTGAAGGAGACGCATCATGTACCTATTCGAGATCCAGCTCGCGGGGATGTCCGTGGACCCACAGACCGCGGCCAAGCTCGCGGACGACTTCGATCTTCCGCCGCTCACGTACGCAAAGACGAGCGACGGCGAATTGTCGGGCTTTCTGGCATGGTCAACGCCGTCAGTCCTGATGAACGCAGAACAGCTCGGCGACTACGCGAACCGCTGGCGCGGTACGCTGCCCGTGATGAGCGCCAAGCGCATTCCTGGCGCTGAGGCTGGCTTGAGAGACGTCGCAAACTACCAGGGCCAGCGTCAGACCGGCCCAGAGTTCAACACGAAGGTACAGGTCGCAGTGGCTGGCCTGGGCCTACTGCAAATCGACGAGGTGCAGCTCGAGACCGACTGCTGCACCGATACCCTGAACAACCTTCTGGCCGATGGCTGGCGCATCCTCGCCGTGTGCGTGCAGCCCGACCAGCGCCGCCCTGACTACATCCTCGGAAGAGTGAGCAAACCATGAGCACCAGAGACCATTTTCACGCGCCCGAGTGTGATTGCCCGAAGTGCAACTACGCCGATGGCCGAGATGAAGAGCGCGCCGCCGTCCTCAAGGCGATCGACAAGGAACTGTCAGACTGGACCAACGCATCGCGCGTCGCAGCAGGTGCGCGCGAGGCGCTCACGGCGCTGCGCGTGATCGTCGAATCCGGAAAGCACGTGCTGTGACGACCACTAGCCGAGCAGCATTCATCCGCAGCTTGCGCGCGCGCGGCATCACTTCGTACAGAGAGGTGGTCGCCGCGTGCGCGGAAGCTGCCCACGCGAAGCCGAGTCGCCAAGCTGTATCCGCCGCGCTGAAGCCACGCGGTAGCAGCAAAGGCGGCCGCCCACGAACCAAGACACATATCGTCGACACCGTTCGCGAGCTGGTGGAGGCATACGCTAAAGCCCGATCGCGCGTGACCATCACAGAGCGCATGCGAAACGCGCTCAACGTGCTCGAAGCGCAATTGCGAGAACAAGACGACGCCGCATGGCGCAACAAAAACAGCCGGCTGGCATACTGACCATGGAATGCACGCTCAAGAAGTGCTTCAACCGCCCAACGCCGGATAGGCGCTGCGAGTGGTGCCGTGCGAAGTGGCGCGCGTACGGCCTCAAACGCCGCCGCGAGCTCGCCAAGCTAGGCAAGTGCGTGAACGACGGGAACAACCGTGCGCCCGGCAAGATGACCTGTCAGCGCTGTCTGGACCGCTGCGTAGAGCGCTCGCGTCGACTACGCGCGCGCAACATGGCAGATAGCGTTTGCATGCGCTGCGCGACACCCGTAGGCATCAACCCCAAGACCGGCATCCCATACGCAAAGTGTGAAGCGTGCCGTAGGCTGTACAAAAACCTCTACCCGAAACGCGATACCCAAGAAGCCGCAGAATAGGAGACACTCTCATGATCTTGCCCACCGTCTTTCTGATCCTCTTCTCCGTATGGGTGTTCCCGTGAACCAGTTCACTTGCCCGCACGGGCTGCAGCAGTGCGCCACAGTCCAGGAATGCAACGCACGTTCGGCGATGCAGCTGCAAGACTCGACGCCAGCACTTACGCGCGCGCTGGCCCGAGCCCTGGCAGCCGAAGCCGAGGTGGAGCGCCTGCGTGCGGAGCGCGACAAGTTTCGAGCAGCAGATGCGGGAGCCCGCGACGCACACAGAAAATTGCTGGAGGAGTATCGCAAGCAAGCTGCGCACGACGCTGAGCAGCGCGAGAATGTGGCCGAGCTCGAAGCGGAGAACGCGGAGCTGCGCTCGAGCTTTGACCGTGTGGAAAATATGTGTTGGGACAAGCTGGCCGCTGATGGCGAACATGGCGACCAGAAGCTGGAGGCCAAGCTTGGTCTGAGCCTGCACGGGGTCATGGCTTCACTTGACCCCGACGGCAACATATTCAAGCGCCCGTACAAGATTCAACCGAAGGTGCTTGAGATCGAGCGCTTTCGTGCTGCTCACGAAAGCGCGCTGACGTGCCTGCAAGAAACGGCGAAAGAAGCCACCAGGGCTGAGCGCGAAGCCAAAGCGCTCAAGGCGCGGCTGGCGTGGTTCGAGAAGCTCGAGCCGCTTGTTCACGAGTTGATTGTGGCCGCGCGGCAGAACGAGCAGTCGGACAAGAACGACTCGGACTTCAAGCCGCGCCTCGGACGCGCGTTGGACGCGCTGGCCATCTACCCGGACCCAATGCCGGAGCACCCTCGCCCCGGCTCGTGATAGGCTCGCCCCGCTTCAATCCACGTTCCTGTTCGTGAGCACAAGCAAGCGCCCCGCGTCGGAATGGTCCGGCCGGGGCGAGTTTCTTGGTAGCACCAGGGTTCCCCGCTCCACCATGCTTGCAAACACGGTACGCCGCCGCACAGCCGGCTACACGGAAGCTCGCGGGAAGCCCTGACGCCGAGCGAAGCCTACCATCAAAGACCCTCGTTGCGGCGCCTGACAGCCTCTTGGCATAGGTCCGTGCCGTTCAACACGTAGCTCTGACACACGTTGCACCAGGTCAGCGTGTAGTTGCCGAGATTGCCCTTGATGCTGATGGTCTTGTCGTGCTGCAGCGAATGCCACAAAGACGCGTCCGCAGGATCGATCTTGGGCTTCGGCGCCACCGTCTCCGCGATCTGCTCGCCCGCTTTCACCGCATCGGGAACGAGCCCGAACAGTCCTCGAATAATGTCGAAGAAGCTCATAAGGTGACCCCATGGAAACGAAAGAGATGACGTTCGCCGCACGCAAGGTGCGTGAGATCCTCCGCAAAAGGATCGAGGACACGATGGCCGAGGGCCGCAGCGCAGAGTCGGCGCTGCGCCGAGTGGCTGCGCGTTACGGCTTCGATTACGAGTGGACTCGGGCTATGATGTCCGGCTCGAAGCCGGCTGCCGGCGCAGACATTATCGATAGGATCTGCAAGACGGACGATCTCGACGTGAAAATCTTTTTCAAGCCGAAGTCGTAGGCTCATGGCGCGTATGTCGCGATCAGCCGGTCAGCCTCGCGCTTGCCCGATGCGTAGGCACCGGGCACCTGCGCAAAGCCAGTGTCCATAGTCGCCTCTCCGGCAAACAAGATCTTGTTGCTCGCAACGGGTTCGCGCAGGAGAGCGCGATCACCAAGCAACGTGCTCATGTTGAACGTCGAGTACGAGCCGCGCGCGTACGGGTCTTGGCCCCAGCGCGTGATCTTCACGCTGATTGGGTCGGGCGCGCTCGAGCTCACGCAAGCACGAAGGCGCGTCATGGCTTCAGCGATGATCTGCGCGTCGGTCCAACCCTCGCGCTCAATCGCCGCGTCGCCCACGAGCCAGCCCTGAAGTATCGGCTTGGCTGTGATGGGCTGGAGATTGATGAACGTGCTGAACGCGCCGCGCGTGGGACTGTTGGTCTCGATTACCGCTCGGTCTGCGGGCCAGAACTGCGTGCCCGTGGGGAACTCCAAGAACACCTTGTTCAAGAGCCCGCTGCCCAGTCGGGTGATGGCGTTTGCTTTCGCCGTAGGCAAAGCCGGGACAAACGTGATGGTGTGCGCCTTGAGCACGCCAATCGGCACGGTCACAATCACGTGGTCGGCCGTGTACGTCGCAGCGCTCGTGGTTACAGTCACTTGACTGCCCGAGTAGTTGATCGTGCTGATTGGCTCGCTCAGGTGAATGTCGAGGCCCACGGCTAGGTTCGCTGCGACCTGACTGTAGCCTCCGGGGAATGCCGTGTTGTCGCCCTCGGAAGAATTGAGGAATGACGCCCATCCGGTTGTGTCAGACAAGTTTGGAACAAACTCCGAAGCCGAGACAGCGGGGATCTTGGACGCGCTGTTTGCGTACTCGGTATCGATCGCGGCGGTCGTAAACGAGTTCACGAGATCCTGCGGGTAAGGATAAAACCCGCCTGTGAAGTACGCCGCGTCGATGACGCTCTTCATTGTTGCGTAGGGGCTGAAGAGAGCATTCCAGACCACGGCATTCTCCAACCGTGATGCCAGGTCATTGAAGATCTGTGGCGTGAGCACAGCTGGCGCCACGCCCGCCGCGCGGAAATACGTCATCAGCGTGAAGTCGGTATTCACCGTGGCCAAGTTCATGCCGGCGACAAGCGCCTCGAACTCGGCCCAGTCGCCATGAATCCACGCGGCGCCCAGATCGATCGTGGTTCCGCTGGGATTGGTCGAAGTGTTCATGCGCCCACCGATTCGGTCGCGCGCTTCGAGCACCACCACATCAAACCCGTTTTCCTTCAGACGCTTAGCCGCAGCGATGCCGGCCATGCCAGCGCCTACAACAATTACTTTCACCATTCGAATGACCTCATGGCTGCGGCACGCCGGAAGGCCAGCGATAGCCGAGCACCTTTTCTTTTTCGTGTGGGAGCGCGCAGACTTTGTTTAACTGATTGCCGCCCAACACGAGCAGCTTGTCCGCGCTGTAATCGGCCATGTAGAACGCTACGTGTGCCGCGTTCGGATTCTTGTCGTCGTGACGATCGAACACCACGACGCATCCACGCTTGGGCTTGTCGAGAGGCGTTCCCCACTTGAGCCAGTCGCGCGCCGCGGCGGAGTGCGGCGACTTGAATCCCGCTTCTTCCATGCAGGTACAAGCGAAGGCCGAGCACCAGGCTGTGGCGTCGTCTAACGCGGCCTTGGTGCCCGCCATTGACGTGTGCGTGAAGAACTTCAGGATCATCGGGTGCGCGGCCGCGCCCGGGATCTCCACGATCTTCATGCTCTCGTACGCCTCGGCGATGTGCAGCCAGGGCGGCGTGCTCTGCGTATTCAGTTGCGGCACTTCTTCGGACATCGCGACAAATCCCTCTCGCGGCTCCAGTCTTGGCCGCAGTGAAAGCAATGCATGAACTGGTGGAACTCATCGGGCGGCGCCCAGCGATGGCGCTCAGCGAGCGGCAACGGGGCGCCAAGGTCCTTGGGCGAGAGCGCGCGCCACGCGGCTCTGACCACGTCGGCAAGCGCGCCTACAAGCCCAAGCACTCTTCCAATGGCGACGGGGAGGTCCACCAATAAAATGATACATCAGATCGCATCAATGCCCGAAGCCCAGTCCGTACGTCGCGAGGTACCCGAGGACCACCACAAGTATGATAGGCGCCCACACGTCAACGTGCTGCGTCATTGCCGGCTGCTCTTCAGCGCTTCACGCGCGAAGTTCCACCGGCCGCGCATGTCAGGCCGCGGCGTGGGCGGATTGTTCTCCCACTCCGACAGCAGCGCAGCGATCTTCGCGCGCGTCGCGTCCGCCGCGCCGCGCGGGAACTTTTTTTGCCCTCTGATTTTGCCGAGCTCGAAGTTGATCAGCGTTGCCTGATCGATTCCGCATGCGTGTGCAAACTCCCGCTGTGTGACGCCGTACTTCGTGCGCTCGCTGCGAGCGCGCAACGCTAACGGGTCAACTCCGAGCGCCTCGAGCTCCTCCAGTTCTCTTGTCACAACGTGTCTCCTTTGGGCGCCATGCCCGGCTTGAAATAGAAAAGAACGCGTATCCCAATCTCTTTGCCAATCTCGATCTGGTTGTAGTGGCAGGAAACCAAGTCTTCGCCTTCTTCGTCGTCAGCGTCTTGCCCGAGCCAGATCGGCTCACCGTTCTTGTTGAGCTTCATGCCAACGAGCGAATCGAATACGCCGTCACGTACGTGATGCAGCGTGTGGATGGCGCTGTCTGTGTCGAGAAACTTTTTCTTCACCTTTGGCGCAATTCGAACAAACCCAACGGCCTCGACGCGCTCCAAAAGGCCCACCATTCCACCGTTGATGCTTTCGAATCCGAGGCGACGGAGCGCTTCCACGCACGCCGCGTGCGTACCGCGGCGATGGTACCGAACCATGCGCGTAAGCTTTCCGTCCCTGCCTCTCGGTGGCCAGTCGTACCAGCGCTTGATCATGATCGGCGCGGTGATTTCAAGCTCGTTCCCTCGCATCCGATAGCTGCAGACCATCGTTTGCGGCGGCCTGTCGCTGTCCACGTGAAGCGACACAGCAAACGCTTGTCCGTGCTGCGTCGCATCGATCGCTCTGCGCCGCCTCGCCTGCACATTCCTGCGGCTCATCGCACGCTTCGCTGACGCCTGAAGCTTCGCCTTCGCCTGTTCCACCGGCGACTTCTGCTCCTGCGCAAACTTCGCCCAAAGCTTCTTTTCGAAGCTGCTCAGCGCTCCCCTTGCCATGTGTCACCTCATGCAGTTCGACCGCGCGCACGCGATCTAAGATCGTCATCTGACCACGCTTCTCCAGCTCGGCCTGGTACTCGCGCTCCTCTTGGCCCGCAGGCTTTTTCTCGCGCTCTTTGACAACGATGCCGCGAGCTGCGCGCTCCTTCGCGCGCGCTTCTTTTTCCAACTTCGCGCCGTATTTCTTTCCGGCTTCGGTTGCGGTCGGTGGTCTACGCGCCATTGGCTTTCCTCTTAGCAGCTATCAGCTGCGCTCGAAGGCTCATGATGGTCTTGTCCGACGCTCGCAGCTCCTCGTCGTATGCAGCTATGAGCTTCAGCACCTTGGCAAGAAGTTCGTACTCGTCCTTTGGCGGGCCAAGGACATCCGCAACCCTCTGGATCACTTGTGCGTTGGTCATCATTTGGACACCAACTGCTCGGCTAGCTCTTCCTTGCTGAACGGCAGTACGAAACGGGACAACTGCAGCGTATTTGCGCCAAAGCTATCCACTTTGCGCCGAACCCAGACCTCTTCGCCCGCAAAGCCAGCCACTTGCCAGCGCTCCTCATCTTGCGCCGTGATCCAATCCCCAACTTTCAAAATCGTCTTTTCCATTTAGCGTGTCTCCTCTATGCGGCATCAACAAAACGCGTGTATTGCTTCTCGAACTTCACCGGAACAGAACCGGTTTCGCCATCTCGATTCTTGCCGATGATCAACTCGGACTTGTCTCCGTCGCGATACGTGAAGATGATCGCGTCGGCATCTTGTTCCAGCGCGCCAGACTCGCGCAGATCTCCCATCACCGGCTTATGCTCGGCACGCTTGTCTACTTCACGATTGAGCTGCGCGAGCAGTAACGAGGGGAAGTTGTGTTTGACGGCAAGCTCGGCTGTTTCTCCCGAGATGGTAGCCACCTCTTCCTCCCGCGAACGTTTGCCTTTCACCTTTACGCGCTGCGCGTAGTCCAGGCAGATCAAGCCGATCCCGTTGCGCATGTGGTCGCGCTTTACGTCACGCACAACTTGGTCAATGGTCCAGCCCGCCGCTTCCACCACCCTGATCGGCAGCTTCGCGAGCTTCATACCTTCGTTGATGATCTGAGCCTTCTGCTCCTCGCGAAGCACGGTGGGGCGACGAATCAGCTGCCCATTTATCTGTGCTCGCGACGCAAGGATACGTTCGACAAGTCGTCTGTCCTTCATCTCGAAGCTGTAAACAACAACACGCTTGCCGCTGAGGGCGGCGTGGACGACACATTCCATCGCCAGACTGGTTTTCCCCGACCCGGGGCGGCCAGCGATTACGTATTGCTGGCCGTTGTGAAACCCACCATCGAGGTAAGTGTTGAGCCCGTGCACCGGAGACTTCACAAAGCCTGGCTCGGATGGAGGGTCGAGCGTGTCCCGGATGATGTCACCCACGATCAGTTCGACGCTGCGGCCACCGTGCACAACTTCACGAGCCGACAGCGCATCCGTGAGCTCCGAAGTCGCCCAGTTGATCAGCTCCGCCGCGTCGGTGGAGTCCACTTCATTGCGCAGCAGTCTCGCAGCCACCTTGAGCGAGGCTTCCACGGTGCGACGTAGCGCTGCGTAGTTCTGGATGGCTTGGCACGCCGCCTCGATGCGCTCCTCATAAAGCAGCCCGATCCCCACGCCAAAGCTCAAGTCGGACAGTTGTTCGGAGAGCGCTTGGTCGCCGCGGCAGTGGTTCAAGACAAGAACGCGATCAACCGCCCCATCCACCATGCAATCCAGAAAGATCGCGAAGATCGCGCCGTACTTAGGAACGTAGAAGTCGTCCGCTCGAAGCGTGTATTTCGCGTATCCGGCAGATGCGGAAAACGCGAGCATGGAAGCAAGGACCTGACGCTCGAGGCCGCTGTCGTGTGGCCACTGGTGCTGGGTAGTCCACTGCGTCAGATCAAGCATTGGCAACCGCCTGCGCTTGTTCCATTGCCATCTCGGCTCGAATCACCTCAGCCTCGGCGGCGCTGCAGAGCATGAACTCCGGGTAGCGAGGGTGCGGAACCTTGCGCTCGTGATAGTCAGCGCGGATCGGCGGAAGCAATCGCGGACCCTCGGTCGGACGGACCTGACCCTTCAGATACTTCAGCCAACCGTGCTGAAAATGATCGGCAGCGAGGTCAGACAGTCGGCCGGCAAGCCACGGATCGGACCCGTCTTCGATACGGGCGCGTATGTTGCGCTCGGCTTGGGCGCGGTCTGCCTCAGGCTGAGAGCCGATGAAAGCGAACGCGCGTTCGTCGGCCGGTCTCGACCGGCAGGAGGCCGTGATTCTCCCGGTGACCCGGCAGTACCACTCGATCCCCAAGCTCCGAGGAGACGGTGGCCTGGGCGGCTCAGTGAAACCCTGCGGTGGCTCGGCATGCATCGGGTGCCCAGGATTTTTGGGCGCCCAAGGCAACAGCCCTGGGGCCGGTTCTTGGCTCGGCACTTGCTCTTCGCGCGAGCGCGTGCGCGGCGCTCTCTCTTCTGATCTGATCTGATCTTTCTGATCTAGGGCATCGTTTTTGCACTCGTGTTCTGAACGATTCTCGACAGTTACGTTAGCCTGTGTGTCTGGCTGTGTGCTGGCTGTGTGCTGGCTGTGTGTCTGGCTGTATGTCGGCTGTGTGCCGGCTGTGCGTTGGCTGTATGTCGGCTGTGCGTTGGCAAGCCGGGCTTCTGCAAGCACACGGACCTGTCCGGCTGACGTGGCAATAAAACCCAGATCGATCAACTCGCGCACACTTCGCGTGGTGGACTTGCGATCGCGGTCGCGGCGAATGTTCAGCCGCATGGTCAGGTGCGAGGCGGCGTCTGTTCCCGCTGTCTCGATAATCGACTCAGTGCCGTCCGAGTCCGGCTCGCCGAGCGACCACAGAAGTCCGAGTAGACCGCGTTGCGCGATGGTGAGGTCGAGCCACTTGATGGAGCCGCCTTTGTGGCACCTGGTAAACGGGAACGTGCTCTTGCGGCTCATGGGCGAGCCTCCACGCGGATGATCAGCTCACCCACCGCGCCGCGGCCCGTACCCTTGCTGTTCACGCTACGGCGCGCGTCTACCTTGCGGATGCGGTGCTTGCGCCAGATATCGCGCGTTGCGAGTGTGTCGCTGTTCGAAACGATCACGTGCGCGCCGCGCTCGACCGCGCGCTCGCAAAGAACGCGCAGCTCGAAATGGTCGTCAATCGTGAAGCTGCCCGGCCCTGCGTACTGCGCGAAGGAGTCGTGCTTCACCGGAAGATAGACAGGGTCGACGTAGACGAGGTCGCCCTTGCCGCAGTCCGACAGCACCCACTGAAACGGCATGCACACGAAGTCCGTGCCGCGCATGCGGTCGGCAGCGGCAAAAAACTCGCCCAACGTGGGAAGTGATACGTTGCCCTTCCCCGCCGGAACGTTGAACTTGCCGGCCCGATTGGTGCGCCAGAGTCCGTTGAAGCAATTCTTGTTCAGCCACACAAAGAGCGCGGATGAGCGCTCGTCCATGTTTTCGATCGACGCATTGAATTCATCACGAAGCGCTTCGTAGAAAGCGCGGTCGCCGGGCAGGTGCTCGAGCTCTGCGCTCACCGCGATCGGACAACTCTGCACTGCACGGTAGAAGTTGATGAGCGGCAAACACGTGTCAGCAAGGAGGCAACGCTCATTTGCGACACGCCAGTACACAGCTGCCCCGCCGCAGAATGGTTCAACGTAGCGAAGCTGATCCGAGTCCTCGGGGAACTCGCGCAGGATCTCGTCGAGCAGCTGCGTCTTGCCGCCTACCCATTTGACGAGTGGCTTGAGTGCGTGCGATCTCTGCACGCGGGCTCCACCTTCGCTAGAGCCTACGGAAAGTTGCCGGGAAGCTTCTTTTTCCGCAGTCTCGGGGGTGGCGCCTCTACTAATCCCGCTGTATATTCCTCTCAGTTTCGTTTTCTGGTTCTGCCCGTCTCGGTTGGTTCCCGAGGCGGGCGTTTCATTTTCTGGTGGCATACCGTCTCCTCTTTGGTTCGAGAGAAAAAGACGCCGCCGCCATCAGCTGCAGGCTGCTCAGGGGGAATTGAGCAACCGCGTCATGATGGCAACGGCGCGCTGAGAACTCGTTCAGGCCAGCAATGCCTTGCGGGCCATAGGTCGAGACACTCAGCTCTGAGTGCGGAGTCTTCGCAGCGCCGCACTTCAGAGTTCAGCTTCTCGGCCGATTTCATACTCCACAGACTCGCGCGAGGGCCGGCGTGGCGCTGCTTACTAAACGGCACCCTTCCCTCGCGCCAATCTGCGCAGCGGCAATCAATTTCTTGGTGAACTGCTTTGCGTGTGGTCAGCACGCAAGCCACCGTGTCGTAGGGATACCCACTACATCACGCCATGCACGAAGTAACCGATGAGCGGTCGGCGCATACCGACCATGAAGCACTCCCCACACGTGACCTTGCGAACAATCCAGCTCGCGAGCCAGATCAGATTGCGAAAGGTCATGGATCTCCAGGTATGCAGCAGCAATCGCTCGCGGCTGGTATTTCGGAGACGCTGCTACCTCACGCAGATCCTTGCCGCGCTTTACCGCGGCGAGAATCCGCCTCACCTGATAATCAAGATCACGAGGCCAAGACCTCGCGCGACCACGGACACTCTCCTGTTGCGTCATCATCTCCACGATCAACTAATATAATGGTCGCGGAGGTGCAACAAAAAAATGGTCCAAAAAAGCGCGATAGTGCGAGCATGGCCGGCAGAAAACATAAGCCGTCACCAACGATACATGGGTGGCGACTCCACTGGTTGATTTGGCAGCTCAAGCGTGAAGGTTTATCGGAGGCGGAAATCGGGAGGAGGGCGGGTCTGGGCCAGACGTACATCAACGCGTACGCCCGCATAGAAGACACTGGAGTTTCGGGGGTTTCCCTCGATGTCGCGCAAAAATTGTGCGACACGTTGGGCATGGATGGTGGGTACTGGTTAGATAGGTACAAGGGGGAGCGTCCCTACCGTTTGTATTTGTTCGATGCCGAGAAGAGGCGGATCGAAAACGAGCGGTTAGAGCAAAAGCTCCAGGAAATACAGCTGGTCATGTCGCAATCCGAGAGGCGTAGCGAGGAGCGAATGGCTAAGCTGGAGCAAGAATTGCGCGACATGCGCTCTACTCCGCAGAAGGTGCGAGAAGTGCCACGCGCACGGGAAAAGCCGTCTCGCAACAGCAGATAGCCCTAGCGACTAGCTACAAGCGCGGCGCTTTTGCTCGCGATCAGGTGTTCGAAACCAAATAGGCCTTCCCCAATAAACAGGGAGGGCCTATTTATTTTTTACTGAAAGCATTTTTTTGGTTGCACGTTCGCAATCAAAGCATTAGTTGATTAGGGCATGAGGTTGCCGTCGCGGCGGCCACCGAAGGAGCCCAAAGTCAATGACAGGCCATAACAGCATCAACCCCCCTGAAGAGCCCTACATCCCCGGAGACTCGGACGGGACCAGCGAAGAAATCCACGAGCGCAACGAGAGGGAGACCATCGAGGCTTTCTCCCTGCCAGCTCTCGAGTACGCAGTCGAGCTCTACATCAAGAAGGCCGAGGTGCATGCGCTCGAGGATGTCATCTCGCGTATGGACGCTGAGATACTCCAGCACGCCTCACGCGACGCTGAGAAAGCTCGCATCTCGGCGGAGGCGGCGAAGCGTCGCCAGCGCCGCAACCGCAAAGAACGCTCTGACATTGGCCGCCCACGCGGGACGTATACCCGGAGGGCCTCATGAACGCGCCGGCATTCGCCTTCAAGAAGGCGAGCAAGAAGACCGCCAAGGCCCGCATCGCGCTCATGGGGCCGAGCGGCAGCGGGAAGTCCAAGAGCGCACAGCTCATGGCACTGGGCCTAGGCAAAAAGATTGCCGTGATCGATACGGAGCATGGCAGCGCCTCGAAGTACGCGGGTGACGACGGCGTGGATTTCGACGTACTCGAGCTCGAGTCATTCTCCCCGATGACCTACGTCGCGGCCATCCACGCCGCGGAGGATGCCGGCTACGACGTGCTGATCGTCGACTCGCTTACTCACGCGTGGTCGGGGAAAGGCGGCGCGCTCGAGCAGGTCGACAACGCCGCCAAGCGCTCGCAGAGCGGCAATTCCTACATGGCGTGGCGAGACGTGACGCCGCAGCACAACGAGCTTGTGGACGCGTTGGTGCGCTGCAAGTGCCACCTCATCGCGACTCTACGCACGAAGACCGAGTACGTGCTGGAAGAGGTCACGCGTGGCGGGAAGACCACGAAGCAGCCTAGGCGCGTGGGTCTCGCGCCCGTCCAGCGCGACGGCATGGAGTACGAGTTCGACATCGTTGCGGACATCACGCTCGACCATGATCTGATGGTCACCAAGACGCGCTGCACGGCGCTCGATGGCCTGGTCGTGAACAAGCCCGGCGTGAAGCTCGGCCAACAGATCGCAGCGTGGCTCAGCGATGGCGAGCCACAGCAGCCAGCGCCAACCGGTGCACCAGTCCCAGCCCCGCAACACGACTGGCAGAACGACCACCGCGCGAACAACGGCACGGCGCAGCCAAAACCCGAGCCGACGAATACGAATGCCGCACCGGCGCAAGAGAAGGCCCCGGAAGACCCTCACGCAAGGGACCGTTTCCACCCTCGATGGCCGTATGACAATGGGCAGTGGGCGGGCACGCTCATGAGCGAAGCGCCGTTCAGCGTCGTGCTGCTCTGCAAGCAATCAATGCGTGAGCTCCTCTCGGAGGTGCAGCCTGGATCGAAGAGTGCGCTTGCGATTCTCGAATACATCGAGAAGGCTACCTACTGGGTCCAGAAGAAGAACCCGGACCATACGGGTGCGCTCCCGAACGACGGCGAAGCATCCCCCATCGCTGAGAAGTATTACCGCGACTACTTCCACGAGAACCCGGACTCCGAGCCCCGCGACATCCGCGCGCTCGACGCGACCAAGCTTGCTGTGCACATCGCGAACCTAGAAAAGGAAGCGCTGCGCGGGCGGGAGCAGGCAGAGCGGGCGCACTTCTACATGCTCGCCGCGAGACGCGCGCTCGGGAAGCTTCTGGCCGCAGAGGCCGAGGCAGAAGCCGAGGAAGCGGAGAAGGCTCTCTCCGAGCCACCGCTCCCGCCGCCAGCTTCCGGGGCCGCACCGGAGTCCGAGGCGCGTGCACCAAGCGCCGCTCCGCCCAACGCGACCGAAGAGGACCTGAAAGCGTGGATGGACAGCCAAGACCTGCCCAAGCGCACCGCGCGCACGCGCCTCGGAAAACGCGCCACCAAGGATCTCGACACGCAGCTCGCAGCTGCGACCGGAAAGACCGTTCAACAGGAGACACGCTAAATGCAAACCGCCATGGCACAGAACGACGTTGCGCCGCCGCCCGAGAAGCCGAAGACGCTCAACGAGCGCGTGGACGAGTTCCTCGAGCTCATCGTTGAAGCAGACGGGGAGTTCACCGAGGAGGTAGAGCTCGCGCTCCTCAGCATCGAGGAAAAGGCTGAAGCGTACAAACGCATCAAGGCAATGCTCGAATCGCGCGCGGAGTTCTACCGCTCCGAATCGCAGAAGTACGCGCGCTGGTGCAAGCGCGAAGAGACGCACGCCGAGAAGCTCACGCAGTGGCTGGCTGAAGGGATGGACCGCGCCGGCTTGTCGGAGATCAAGACGCGCATCGGAAAGGTCTACTTCCTTGAGAGCCCCACAGTCAAAATCACCGAAGAGGACAGGTGGGTTGAGAGCGCGCCCGCGGAGTACGTCAAAACGGAAAAGAGTGCCAAGAAGGCCGCTCTCATCGCGTTCTACCGTGATGCGGTCAAGAAGCATCTCGACCCGAACGTGAACAAGAAGGACGCGGCTGCAGTCGCTGCCGCCAAGAGGAAAGCTCACGAGCTCGCCCTCGCCGAGATGCCCAAGGGCGCCGATGTCGTCATCAGCCGGAGCTTGGTGCTGTGAGTCTAACCTACTGCGAGAGCTGCGGCTCCGAAGACTCCGAAGTTCTGCGCGCGCAACGACATCACGAGGTGTTCCTCGAAATGCTGAAACAGATCGTCTACGCGACCGCGCCGATTCAGCACCGCGATCCGCCCAAGCAGGCAGAGCTCGTCAAGTACGCACGCGAGATCGCCAACCTTGCTTACCCAAAGTCGGAGGAGCGCGACACCGAGCGCGCCGCGGTCGTGAAGCACTTACGGAAGCAAGCTGAGCTATTCGACAGCGATAAGCATGGATACGGCGTGCTGCACGACGAAGCCGACGCCATCGAGAAAGGCGACCACCTCAAATGACCGCACCAAAGAAGCGCCCGAGCGCGCGTCGTGGGCGTGACGAAGCGCCAGCGCCGAAGCCTCCGCTTAAGATCGCGTACAAGGAACCCGAGCCGCCCAAGGTTACGCTCGCGCACGCGGTGTCCGACTACCTCGACGCCCAGGACGACGATTACGAGGAGGACAAGACGGACGCCGCTATCAGCCGCATGCTCGATCACGTGCGGCAAAAGTCGGTGGACTGCCTGCGCGTGGGCGACAAGCGCGGCGAAGAGCTGATGGACGAGCTCCATCGTGAGCTGGAGATGCTGCGATGAGCGGCGCCGGCAAGACCACCGAGGAGCGCTTACAAACGCTGGAGACAGGCGTTGTTCAGCTGACCGACCTGGTCAACAGGTTGGTTGTGATTGTCGAGCACCTACGTCGCCAACTCGATGCGCTCAAGGGCATGACCGGCTACGGCGGGAGTCCAGGACGATGAGCATGGACGCCTTCATCCGAGATCACTTGGAGATCGTCGTGGTCGGGCTGTTTTCGCTGGCTGGCTTTCTGATGGCTTGGAGTCGGCCATGACCGACGATTGCAAAATCTGCAACGCCATCTACGACGTGCGCGAAGGTGGTGAGCCCACCGGCTATTGCGACCCCTGCGCGCAGAATCGCGTGGAGGAGCTAGAAGCGCGCGAGCCGCTCGTGGAGGAAGTCATCCGGCTAACACAAACGCTCGCCGCGATAAACAAGACCAACTCGAGCTATCCGGAGTGGACGAACGCCCAGGATGAGCTGGAGACGGCGTGCCGCAAGCTCGCGGAGTTCAAGTCATGATGAAGCTCGACCTCCATGGGCTAGGCTACTACCTGGACATCATCTCCGACCGGCACTCGCAGGAGATGCGCATCACCATCCAGCACGGGCAGAGAGGTATCGCTTCGGCTGACCTGTCGAGCAACCAGATCCGTTTGCTCAAAGAGCACATCGACGCGCTCCTTACGCCGCGCGTGGAGCCGATGCCGTGAGTGAAGTCGCTTCCATTCGAGCGGTATCCCGTTTGCGTCTCGTCGGCCCGCGCGTGGTCGGCGAGGCGCTGGGATGCGCGCGCCCTGCAGCCATTTTCATCATGCGACAGCTGGGCGGCGAGAAGAAGCCGGGGCTAGGCTGGCGCGTGTCCGAGAAAGCACTGATCGACTTTCTTCGGAAGCAACACGAAATGGAGAACCAACGATGCCAAAGCGCAGCAGTGGGCTCAACGGATTGCCCATCCACATCCGAGCCGGACGCTACATCTGCTACGTCAAAACCGGAGACGGCGAACGAAAACAGCGCGCCCTCCACATCCGAGCAGACGGCACTCCAGCCAGCGAGCGCGCAGCCGTCGCCGCCTACTGGCAAGAGCAAAGCCGCGCTACGGCTGGCCGCGATGTTCGAAAAGGAAAGCCTGAAAAGACGCTCCGAAAGGGCCTCGAAGCGGTGATGGCCGCGCAGGAAGTCGAAGGCTGCGGGCTCGACGCGCTGAGCAAGACGTTTTTCATGGGCCGAAACCTTACGCAGTTCTTCGGCCCAGACTTCGACCTGACCACGCTCACCGAGCCGCGCCAGCTCGTAGACTATGCAGCCGAGGCGCTCAAGAAACGATGCGTCGTGACCGTGAAACAGGAGTTTGGCGTGCTTGGCCAAGCGATGCGAAAGCTTGGCCTGGCACGGCCGGACCCGCCGAAACTCAAGGGCAAGTCAAAACCGCAGGAGCCACTGTCCGAAGAGGAGCAACGGAAGTTCCTGCTCGCCGCGACGCCCAAGCACAAGCTGACGATCCTGCTCCTGCTCACGCTCGGTCCGCGTCGCAGCGAAGTTGGCAAGATCGGCGAGATCAGCTGGGAGAAGCAGACGATGTGGATCCTTGGCACCAAGACCGAAAATTCGAAGCGCGAGATCCCGATTCCGGACGAGCTGTTCGAGGAGATGCAGGTCGTTCGCGCACGCGGCGAGTGGAAGGGCTTTCCCAACGTCACCGGGCGGCGCATCTACGCCATCGTCGTCTCGACTTGCAAGCGCGCGGGCATCCCGCGCCGGCACCCCAACGACATCCGCGGCACAGCCAGCCGACGCCTACGCGCGGCCGGCGTGGACGCCGAGCTACGCGGCGCGATCCAAGGCAACAGCGCGCGCATGCAAGAGCAGACCTATACGCAGACGCACACGATGACTGAAGCGATGCGGGAGGCGCTCGCCGCAACCAAGCGCATCAAGCAAAAAGGCGGTTTGATGCAGTCCGGATCGAATTCCATCAGCTCCATCACATCTGCAACAACGACCGCATCAAATGCTCCAAATACTTCAGGTCGCGACGGTGGGACGGACACGGAATCATTGGAGAAAGGCAGCGTAATCCCTGGCTGAGCGTTCAACTTCCGTTTTCGTCGCGGTATGGAAACACAGGATTTTTCTAAGCCTTTCCAAGTGCTTGTAGCCGGTCATTCCGACCGCATCAAATAGCCATCAAAAGGTCCGCGAATCATGAATGACAACACCGGAGTGGAGCCGTGAATAAGACCTCGCTTGACGATTACCTAGCGCAGATGAGGCGAGACGAGAACAACGCGAACGCCGAGTCGGCGGAAGCGCTCGCTGTGCTCAAGCAGATCCTCGAAGCTGTGCGCGCGCTGAAGCCTGCGCCGCAGTTCGAAGAAACGCCGAACGAGAAAGCCTGGCGCGAGCGAGCGGTTAGCGCCGAGCGAGCACTGCTCGACTACGAGGGGAAACCAATGCCGTACTCGGGACGCACTCGCCTTGCTAAGTCCGAGGCCGAGATCGAGCGGCTGCGGGCCGAACTGGAACACGTGAAGGCCGACCGGCGTCGCGGGTGCGAGAACGCCAACGCAGAGATCAGGGAGCTGCGCGCCGAGAACGAGTTGATCCGCAAGTCGATCGGCGAGGGCGACTACGGCCCCACCGCCGCCGAGCTGAAGCTCTTCCGCGAGCGCGAGGTTGAGCTAGAGCGCTTCTGGCGTGACCTGCAGTTCCTGATCGAGCGCCATCCAGACACGCGCGAGGTTCCGTGGAACATGCTGTCCGCGCGAATCGCCGCCGTGCGGGACTTCAAGATCACGACCTGACGTAACAGTCAAACAACAAGGAGACACGCTAATCATGCATGACCCCATCATCGCGCTGCTAGCACTAGCCTTGCTGGTGGTAGTCGCCGTCGCTGTGTTCAAAGGGTTTCGTCCTCGTCCCAAGATCAACAGCGACCCTGAAGCCTTCTATGACAAATATCCGGCATACAACCCAGATGGCACGCAGTACCGCGGACCAGACAACCCGCGAGCTATCCCTGGAACCAGGCAACCCGCGCCGGCCAACTGGATGCCGACAGACAAGTAACGCAGCCATCAGCTGCATAAAGGAGACACGCTAACCATGAACGAAACGCAGAAGGGCTGGGGAGAACTGGCGGACGAGGCTCGGGCCAAGGGGATCGCCGCGGGATGCGAGCACTGCGCAGAGACTCAGCGCTGCTTAGCCGGCATGTTGAATGACATGAAAAGCTCGCCGAATGACACGAAAGCGCCAACGGCGACAACAAGCAAAGCGAGCTTCGGTGGCACCTGGCTCATCGTCGCGATCCTGGTTGCGCTTGGAGCGTTCGCCGCGCTGGCGCAGCGCTGACTACGCAGTTCAAGAGGAGACACGCTAAATGAAAGACACACAATCCGCTCCGGCGCCCGAGCCGAAAGAGGCGCCAGCGATTTCTCCGCATGAGCAGCATGTGAAGAACGTAATTGGCGTCATGCTGATCCTGTTCGCGCTGCTGATCGTCGCGATGGTGGCGCATCCGTAAAGATTCAAGTGCGCAATGGTGCGTGCGAGAAAAGCCTCGGCCGCCGTCCGCTTCCTAACGTGTTCCTGTTCACAGAACGACGGGTGGCGGCCGAGGTTGGTTGTATGAAAAGGAAACACGCTAAATGACGAACGATTCTTGGTTGCTACGAATTTACCTAGCGATATTGATCCCGCTGATATTGTGGGCAGCTCATCTATACGACGTTGGCGACGACCGCGCGTGGCTGGGTCTGCCGTGCGCCATTGCTGCCATGTATTGCTGGAGAAAGCTCGTCTCGCGCAAGCGCATCATCAGACAATACGGCTCGATCGAAAGTGCGCACGCTCGAATCGAGCAGCTCAAGCGAGAGGTTGATGCGGAAGAAGGGATTCGCGCCAGATCTGTTCAACACGAGTCCTCTCCTGCTAAGGTAGTGACACAACGAGCGTGAAGGTTGTTGTCATTACGGCGTCGCGAGACATGGACGATGGGGCGCTCATCGAGCGCGCGCTCCTTGGCGCCGAGCTCCTCATCGTCGGTGACGCCAAAGGCGGCGACAAGCTGGCGCTGGAAATCGCTCTCGCGTGGGACATCATCCCTGCCGTGTACTGCGCCGACGCCAAGCGTTTTGAACAACTGCAGGCACAAGGAATCCAGTGCTTCCTGTCAACCGTGACATGG